CGCTACTCGACCACGTTGTCGAGCTTACCGTTCCCGTCTCTGTGAGACAATTTGGAAAGCGGTAGCTACTTGGAAATACCTCTACAACAGCGAGGCACCGAGATTCGAGCCCATCTCGGATAACTGTGTCGACCTTAGTAGGGAAACGAAGTGCTATCTGCAGAACTGTCCTGCCGTGGACAGTGAAGCAGAGTTCGCATGGAATTCAATCAAGAAGCTACAGCCGGCATCATGCCGGTGTATGGAAGCCCCTTTGCTTTCATCCGTCGCTAACCATTTCCGGTCTCCACCACCCTCCCTTCCTCGCGGTTACATCACATTTGCGCGTAGAGTTGTTCGGAGCCTTTTCCCTCACGGGTGGGACTCCGGCTCATACGAATCATGTGTGCTGAACTGCGATCCTTCTTTGTCAGCTTGTTTGGAAAATCGTCGCGGTGCGGGCGGTCTCCATGGCTTTGTCTCGGGTTCTTACGAAGGGCCCGGAAAATTTCGACAATCAGATTTCCTGACGACTTGTTTGGACGGGGCAACCCGCCCATTGAGCGTTTCTTCGGGTCTGACTGTCGTACAAAGCGCGGGGAAGCCTCGCCCTCTTAGCAAATTCTCGGCGGACGCGATCCACTTGAGACCGCTTCACAAAGCGATCTATGATAGACTATCGCGCGAGAAGTGGCTTTGCCGCGGCGACTTCACAACTGACGTTCTACAGCGTGCTGGTTTTTCTTTTGTCTCTGGTGAGACCTTGACATCGGGGGATTACAAGAGTGCTACCGACAATCTTTCAATTGAGGTTGCCGAAGCTATTCTTGACGAGTTGCTGAGTTCCACGGTCTCTGTGCCTGGATCTATGAAAGCATACGCCATGAGTATCTTGCGTCCCACGTTGTTCAACCTTGAACACGGCATAGAAGAATTTTCTCCCTCGAGAGGTCAGATGATGGGGTCCTTTCTTTCTTTCCCTCTGCTTTGTCTGCAGAACAGAATCGCTTTCTTGTATGCAGGCGACTCAGTCGGGATTGATTGTTCGGAATTCCCATGTCTGATCAACGGGGACGACATACTTTTCCGCTCTGGTCCGCACTTCAGTGCGCACTGGATGGATACAGTCGGTCGTCTCTCGTTGGAGGTGGAGAAGACTAAGACATCCGTTTCCCCGGAGTTCGGTTCGCTTAATTCCACACTTTGTCGGCGCTTCGGCGCCTTCTATCGTGTGGTCGCGACTGTCCGAATGGGAATGCTACGGGAGTCTGAATCTTTGGACACTCTCTCGAAGGGTTTTGATGATTTTATTGCTGGATTAAAGGGGTCACTCCGCTTTCGAGCGGCAATGGCCTGGTTTAGCTGGAACATAGGAAAAATACGGCCTTTAGGACTCACAACTTGGGATCTCGGTTTTCGAGGTCCCTTGGCCTATAGGGCGACAAAGAAGTTCGGATTACGGCTTGGGCCGAGTCTCCAATCTATTCCGAGTCTCAAGGTTGAGAATGGTCTGTCGCTCGATTGTGAGTATGTGGACCCTGATCTCTTGGACCAGGACGAAAAGAAGGAGAA